TAGAGTTCTGGTAATTATTTGTTCTAACTATTCCACCTTTTAAGTTACCACTCGTATCTAAGTTGTAAGTATCTAAATCAAGATTACCCGTTAAAGGACCGTTACTGCAATCCAATTTAAGGTAAGTCCCAGCTAGTGGCGTTATTAAATCTATCGTAGCCACATTACCTACATACGACAAACTATCGTTAGGGAACACAAGCTCAGTAGGTATGCCTGTGGGCGCACTATCTGCCTCTCGTATAATAGCATTAGGCTTTATATGTTTTACCACGTCACAACCCCCAGTATTGATGTTTTACCAGCAGCACATCTGAAATATATTTCAAAATCAGCTGATATACTATCATACACAACAGTTTCTCCAACAATCCAATAAATACCTTTATTTGTAGCTGGATCAACATTACTACCACCCTCCCAGACATAATCGGTTCCTTGCACCTGAAGCTTAATGCCTCTCGTCCCTGATGGGGGAGTGTATTTAGCAGCAGTTGCTGTTACGTTTATTGCTGTCTGGGAGCTAGTAACTCCAATATTAGCTGTACGTATTATTGTTTGCATTATTTATTAATTAAAATTTTAATTTGTTCCTTAATGTACTCAGTAACATCTAGCTCTTTAATTACGACATCTTTTACTTCTGTCGGTATAAGCTTTACATCTTTTATCTCCAGGGTTTTAGTTGCTTTAAAAATAATACCTTTAAGCATTTCCACTAATAGTAATTCTAAATTTACACTATTTATTGCTTTTTCTATTACAGAAACAACTACAGCTTCTAACTGCCTAACTACCTTATCCTGGTCTAAAATAGAAACATCTTTCTTTATAAAATTTGGAACAACAATTTCTCTAGTTACTTCATTAACCTTAATAGTTGTTATTTCCATGTTTTTTGGTTTTTTCTTACCTACTATCTCAACCATTTTTCTTTCTCCTTTATTTAGTTTATGCTGACCAAATTTCTACTTCCATAGTAACGCCTGGTTTTGAACAGGCGAAATATACACTAAGCGCACCATCCACATCTACTTGCCTACTATTACCTTCTTCTAGAGTCATGTATGGTGCTATCGGTATCGCCACAAAGTCTTTTTTGTAAGCATACCTAATGTCAACATCTTCTCTACACTTAAAGAATAATTTCCTATTCCTAGTAGTTAGTGGTATTGAATACTCAGTGTCAGCAGTAGTTAATTCCAAGTTAAAAATTATTGGATGTTTCATTATTTGCTTCCTTTCACGTTTTCTTTCTTAGGCTTTCCGACTTCAACTTTACCTAAAATAATTCCCTGATCCTTAATAGCAGCCATTTTTGCTCGATTAGCTGCTGTGTAACTCTTGGGAACTAGTTTTTTCTTAGTAACTTTCGTTCCAGAAACTGGAATATAAAGCCCTGTTTTCATTAGCTTTTGCGCTAACCCTAAAGGAACCTCGCATACGAAATCGTTTCCAGGTGAAAAGATATATTTTTTATGAGCATAACTTTCACCAGTCTTTTTTCTAGCAATCCGTTTAAGAACCACTGTTTGGTTTTTTAATTCATCTCTCATTCTAACCTCTCCTTTTAAATTTATTTATTATTCTTTCGAATATCGCACTATATACGTCAATAAGCATGTGCCAGTAGCTTCAATAGTTAATGCAGTAGCTAACGTCGATTGTAACACTCCTTCGAAACCAAAATCAAGTAGCAACATTGTGTTTTCATACACATACGCTTTTGAGAATGGAAGATCATTGAATGTTAATATTTTCGTAGCTGATGTATTTATTAATATACTATATATTCTATTTTTCTTTCCAGCACCAGCTGATGGCAATAATGACATTCCACCGTCAGCGTCATCGGTTATTGTTAATGTACTAGGTTCTTCTTTTTTAAATTTAGCAAATCCATCTCTCATACTTTCTCCTTTTAGGTTAATTATTCTTGTGAATATTGCACTATACATGTCAATGGGCATGCTACAGTAGATGTCATAGTCAATGCTGTGTTTACTGTTGTTTGCAATATACCTTCGAAACCAAAATCAAGTAAAATCATAGAATAAGCGAGTGAATATATACTAGCAATCGGTAAATCATTTAGTGTTAAAGTATCATTTGCTGATGCATTTATTAGTATGTGATATATTCTATTTTTTTTACCAGCACCAGCAGCTGGAAGAAGACTCATTCCACCATTAGCGTCATCGCTTACAGCTAACGTATTAGGTTCTTCTTTTCTAAACTTTGCGAATCCGTCTCTCATGTTTTCTCCTTATATTAAAGGGAAGGGCAAAATTGCCCCTCCCCATCTAAATATTATTTATTCAGCAGAGTAAATAGTTACAATCTGTACCGAACTAGCATCAGCTGATGTGAAATTAATAGCTGTTGCGGCAGTAGTTTGCACTAAACCTTCTTCACCAAAATCAAACACCACAGGTATTCCAGCAGCGGTATTGATAGTTGTAAAACCAGACAGTTCAGTAACCGTAATAACTTCTGCGGCTAATGTCAATACTGTGATCTTGTAGATTCTATTTTTTAACGCACCACCAGCCGAAGGCAATATATCAATCCCAGTAGTGATTGCGTCACCAGTAGTACATAAAACGCTTGGAGAGGCATGAGTTTGACTCACATATACCTTACCAAGCCCATTAGTGTTCATAGTTGCATAATCAGCAGTTGTTCCAGCGGAACTAGCAGCAGCATCTAATCTCTGAGTAGCGATTGGCAATAAATAATCAGCTGTCGTATGACCAGCATCTTCAACTTGTTCACCAGTTACGAATACAGCACCAATATCATTTACTTGTATAGGAGCATAATCTGCATCAGTACCAGCTTGAGACGCCAATACGTCATTACGGACTGCCAATACCTGTAACCCTTTATCAGCGGTTGTATGAGCAGCATCCTCTGCGAAACTAGCAGCATCAGCAGTTGCTAAATAACCAGTAGCATTAACCTGTAAAGGTGCATAGTCACCGTCGGTTCCACCTAATGCAGCAATAGTATCATTACGGACAGCTAACGGTAAATTACCATAGTCACCAGATACATGAACTCCATCCTCTACATGTTCACCAGTTGTAAAAACAGCACCGATATCATTAACTTGAGCAGTAGTATAGTCTCCATCAGTACCAGTTAATGCGGCTAAAACATCATTCCTTACAACACCAGCTGGTAAGACATAATCTCCAGCAGTTGCGGAAGTATCTTCTGGCTGATCTCCCATAATAAACATAGCACCTTCAGCACCAACTTGAACTGGTGAATTATCGCCATCAGCACCACCTAAAGCAGCCAATGCGTCATTCCTAACAGCTAACGGTGTGATTCCAGTAGTTCCAGACACATGAGCTGCGTCTTCAGCTACTTCAGTAAGTGAAGCTACTGCTAAATATCCAGCAGAATTTACTTGAAGTGGAGCGTAATCTCCATCAGTTCCAGCCAAAGCTGCGATGGTATCGTTACGAACTGCCAAGACACCAACTCCAGTGTCAGCTGAAGTATGCGCTGCATCTTCTGCTTTTCCTAAAGCGGTTCCAGTTACTCCTGGCACAAGATCAGTCACTTCGACATTAGATGCCGTTAGTGTTGCACTAAGACCTTCTACTACAACTTGCATACGACCATTATCATCAATGTTCGCTGTATCGCCTTCAACATCAGTAATTACCATTGGTTTAGCTCCAGCATTTACTCGTTTTCCAGCTTGTCCTACATCCCCATCACCAGCAATACCTAAATTGCATATCGACAAGAACGCTAAGACACTAATCAAATTTCTTAAAAACTTTTTCATAACTTAAATTTCCTTTCCTTATACAGATACGTTAGGGTTGCCAGAGTAACATTCCATTACTGTGTAGTTCTTTTTATTACCAGCATAATCTTCGATTGGTCTAACACCGTACATCATTTCAATCGCAACTCCACTTTCGAAGTCATAATCATACTTCTGGTTTTTCATTTCTGGATATTGACCCCAAGCGATTGCAGCTGCTTCAGCACCAAAACCAAGAACTCTTGATCTGTGATTATAAGACGTTACTAATTCATCCCCAGTATAAGCGGATGCACCATCGGCATCATCAGAGTTATAAGAAGCTCCTCTTGAACAACCTGTGAAACTATAATCTGTCTTACCTGTGTAAGTAATAAATTCTTTCTCTCCAGAACTATTGATAATAGCTAATGTTCCAGCACTTGGGAAAAACTTAGTATATTGAATACCATCTGTGTTTAAACCTACTACAATAGTTACTGCACTAATTCCATTTACACCATAAACACTTGCTTCTGCTCTTAATGGACTACCTTGGTATCCACCGATTCCATAGTGGTGATAAACTAGCATGTTGTGATAAATTCCAGCAGCACCAAATAGCATAGGAGATTCCTCGCCTTTACCAGTGTATGCTTCAGAAACTTTATCAGTATATGTAGTATCCCCATCTAGGTTCCACTCGTCAATTTCAGACGTTACTATACCAAAAATAGGCACTTTCATTTTTCCTTTTGTAGTTACTCTTAAAGGAATTGCATTTTGTCTAATTAAAGATAGACGGATTCTGTCAATTTCAGTTGCACCAAAGATGTCATTTTCATCTAAAGTATCTGTTGACGTTGCGTTATTAGCATAAAGTGTATAACTTGTATTATCTAGTAACGCTGTAAATACTGAGGAATCAACGTAAGTTGCTGCCCAGTTTGATAATGCTGAATTGGCTGTCATCAAGCAATCAAAAATTGTTTCTTTAGTAGCTTTCTTAGTGAAAGAAACACCGTTTCTTACCCAATCAGCTGACATATCGAACTGACCAACTCTCAATTTCTCTTCATTGTTTTGTAATGGGTTTTCCCCAGTTACACCAGCTCCGCCAAGTCTTGCTAAAGTTTGAATATGGACAGTATCTCCAGCATCAATTTTAGTTTTGAAATCATCTCGTACAATTAAAGGCATACGAGAGCCTTGCTGTCCTTGAAAATCAGTGAAAAAAGAATCACGATACATATCTAAACGTAATTTTTTCTCCCATTTTTCCTTAATAGCATTTGTCAAATTCGCTTTGACTGTGTTATTTAATGTTCCCATCTTCTCTGTCTCCTTATATTATTCCCGCTTCTAGCTTTAGTATCTGACCAAGTTCATATGTACTCATTTTTCCAAGATCATCCTCTGTCATCTCCACTTTAGCAGCTGGTTTTCCTGAACCAGCCTTTGAGCCAAGTCTGTAAATAACCTTTGAAGCAGGCTTTGGTTGTGGTTTCTTTCCTTTTGGAGCTATACCTAACTTTTGAGCTGCTAATCTTACTGCATCACCATCGGCATGCGGATCTAAAAGTAATGGAATTCTACTTCCATCACCAGACGCAATTATCTGAGCCCTTCTAGGATCTCTAGTTAAGATTCTATTTGTCTCTTTTGCTAGTTCACTTTCTGGATTCCTTACATCTGGGTAATCATCTGCGGCTAGTTTGTAGTGGCTATCGTATTGATCTCTCCATACAACTCCCTTACTTTCCAAGTCTTTCAAATTACGAATTTCATTATCTTTCTTCTGCATTGCTATAGCTGCCTTGTCTTCATGCCATTTTTTGTTAGCATAAAACTTTTCCATAGCATCTGCTCTATCATCGTCCCAATCGTCTTCGGTTGGTTTAGGTGGTTCTTTACCTAATTCTTCAGAAGGTTGTACCGGTATGATAGGAGCAATCAGATTATTTGGTTGAGGAGTCTCTGCCACTTGTGGCGGATTAGCCTTATTATTAGCTATTTCTTTTTGTAAATCAGAAATCAGTTTATCTTTCTTGGACTGGTATCCTGGAAACAATTTTTGAGCTAACTTTTCTTGCTCTTCCTCAGTCATATTCTCTGGGTCTATCATTAAATCCTCAACAACTTGTTCTGCTTCATCAACCGTTGGTTCATCTGTCTCTTCAGGAACTTCTGGAGTTTCAGGCTCTTCAGGAACTTCAGGAACCTCTGGGGTTTCTGTGTTTTCTGGAGTTTCTGGATCTTCAGCTGGCTTGTTAGCTTCAGCTTTTTCAGCTTTTTCTCTATCTAAGGCACTTCGTTCCCTATCTGACATATAACCTCTTGAGTCGTTTATAGACTTTTCTAACTCTTCGTCGAATCGTTTATCTAGGGGGTTATCCACCGTGTCTAAAATCGCTTCTAACGTCATGGTATGTCTCCTTTTTAAAAATAAAAACCCATAACAATGTTAGCCACTCGCTAACAATATTATGGGTGTAGTTTTGTTTACTGTTGACCCTTTACTTATATTAATGTATTACCCTATAAAATATTCCTCCTTATTCTTTTTTATTCGCTTACATTCAGTTTCTTTTATATTGCTTCTCTCTGGATCACCAGCAAAATTTATTTGCACATTACCAAAAAAATTACCTCTAAACTTACTAAGTATATATTTCTTAAAAGCTTCAGCTATAGCATAGTGTTCTTTAGTAGGTTCCATTATTTCCTTTCTAAACACGTTTTATCATGTCTATACTTTTTGCCAATTTTTTCATTTTTTCTATTTTCTTTATCAGTATCATGTGTCTGTACTATATCTTCTGGAAGTTTCATCCAGCTTTTAATCATATTCACTTCTTTTCTCCTTGCGGCTGTTGGATATTTAACTTCATCCAATTCAGCATCTAGAAATATAGTTATAGCTATTTCTAAACACTTACTCCATCTCTCCATAAGAACATCGTGTGCTGGAGATCCTATAAACTCCTTCATAATCCTTGCTTTTGCTGACATACTATACTCTGTCATAACTGCCCTCCTTTAGGGTTATTGTTTATTGGCGCCACTTGGCGGAACAACTCTAGGTTGTCCTGGTGGTGTGCCATCTTGACCTTGCGCTTCAGCAAGCATTTGTTTAAACGCTTCTTTTTGTCTATTTACCATAATCGCCTGTATAGCTTCTGATTTAGGATAAATAGTATCTGCGTTACTTATTCCAACTTTTCTTAACATATCAACTTTAACTTCTCTAAATAACTCTGGAACTTCTTGAGCCATTGGATCATTTTTTATCATTTCAAGCAAGAATTGAGCTTTTTGAATCTCAGTCCCTTTCTCTTCTTTAGTAGCTAATAATACGATATTATACTTACCTTTCATTGCACCTAAATCTTCCATTGCAAAAGGATTTTCTGGAACATCTAAAATTTCTTGAATCTTCTCTAAAATTTCCTGATCGTCAGTATTGTAATACTCTTGATATAGCGACATTCTTTGATAGAATATTTGCTTAATAGATGGCGCTAACCACTTAATGTAGTGCCTGATACGAATGTTATTCTCTTGAATTACAGCTAAGATTCCACCTTTTGTTTGGTTATATTGATCTGATTGACCAGACATATGATCGTTCACACCAACTCTTTTTTGACCACCAAGCTCAAGTCTTTGCTCTTCATCTTTCGAAACCATATCAGCTCCACTAATAGGAAGAGTTAAAAATCTAATATCATCAGGAGTAATTGCTTCAAGATCCCAATGTTGTCTTAATCCAAATCTATGAAATTTAGAATCAAAACCTGAGCCTTGAGTTGTCATTAAGATTGGATTCATTAGATAATCTTTATAATCAGACCTAGTATTATGCTCGTGATCTAATTCCGATTTAGTATCGTATAGCATTTCTGACACACCGACACCTTTATTTTGCTTATGTATCGGAAGAATGAATGTTTCAGTAATAGGACATTGCCCATGAGCATACTGAAATTCTTCATATCCGAGTAACTTATTATTATCAACATTTATTAAAGCCACACATTTCTCTTCAAACCCATCATCATCAATATCATAATCGTAAAAGATGGTCCAAAATTCTATTTTCTTATTCTTTGTTTTTTCAGTACCTATCTCTCTTCTTTTTCTAGTATCTTTCTCGTTTTGTTTTATCTGAGGATCAAAACTTCTAATCATATCTTCATCGACGAATTTGTATAATGGGTTATCGCCAAAATGAACCTCACGCCTAAGATCGTTAGTTGTTTTATAACCTCTTGCACCGATAGGACTTCCAGACTCGTAACTGTCCGCAATCCCTTCTGAATCCTCGATTTGTAGAACATCTTTAATATCGAGAGTTTCTAAATCTGGTTCATATCTTGACCAAACTTCTCTTTTCTCTGTGATTTCTTGTTGCTGGTTTGGGATTTGTAAATCATTCAGTTTAATATCATTCTCTTCACTAACTTCATAAGCTATACCATCTTCATCCTTTATAGGCTCTTCATCTCCATCTGCAACATATCCATTATAAGTATAATTATCTAATTTCTTTTCAGCTACAAAATATGTATTAACATATCCAGTTCCATAGATAACTGTATTTGCTGCCATGTACCATAATTGCTCATAAATTCTATCGTGTGATTTTAGATCCCAGTTTATAAATTCTTTCATCTTATCCCTGAACTGTGATGATGTCTGGTTTAAGGCTAATATATCTAATGGCAAATCGAATCCCAAAATCCCTTCAATAATTCTGCAAATAAGTGCATCGCAAGAAGATGAGGTGATTGGTCTACTATAATTAGCAGATCCTTTGTATGGAAATATTTTCTCAAAAGGTTTAATATCTCGATAATCATTAAACCATAAATCGCACAATTTAAAAAATTCATCATGCGCTGATAATGAAGATTTAACGAAATCACTCAAATATCTGAGCATTGATTCCTTGCTAAATGGCTCCAAGGTACTATCCGTTTCCGCTACTGAGACACTATTGTTTTCGTACATTTATCACTCTCCTGGTATTTTTTTTTGATGAATCTATTGAAACATTTTAATGGATTAAAAGCAGCTCCACCTTCTTGAATCACACGGGCATCCATCAATCCTTTTTCCTTTGCCATCTTTCTTAAAATTCTATTCTTCTTTCCACTCATAGACTATTCCTTTCATGCCATCGGTTATTACTAATAACATCATCCTCTACGTCTCTTGCGTGTGCATTTCTCTTTCTAATATTAGGATCAGAAACTCCACCTTCTATCTGACCTATCCTATCTGTCCCGTAAACACCGTATGAGTAGGCGCAAGCCCTGTCTGGCGATTGTCCTATGCGTTTCTTAGTATTCTCGCTCACCTCAAGCTTAACCACCCCACTATTGTCCATGGATTCTATCTTAATACTAGTAAGTTGCTTTCTTAATTTAGGATCTTCTGGATAAGGAATAACTCCACTTAACATTTTTTCCCTTACATACCAAAAAACATCAGCTCTAATATTATAATGCTTGGCTGTCTTTTTATTTGCACTCTTAATACCAAAAACCTTCTTACCCAAATCTCTTAGTCCAGAAACAACTCCTTCACCAAGACCTATTTGATCTATAGCAAAAGCGTCACATTTATGTGTCTTACTAAATATCATTAATTCATAAACAATCTTTGTCGGATCATCCACATGTAGAATCATAGTATCTATGATCTCATAATTCTCCATATAATACACAACACATTCATCACCCAGCAATGCTGGATCTACAGCAATAATACTCTTCTTTTTCTCTCCAATAACCTTCTTCGTATCTTTGCACTTGGTCAGCATTTTATTGCTGATAACCATATTTGAACTAACCATAAGATCCCAGTTTCCATACAGATACGCCGCTAACATTACTGGATCATGACCAAAACTTTCCTTTAGTGTTTGTTCGTAACTGCTTGGTAGATATGGATTATCACCAGGCAAAGCTGGAACAAAAAAATGGTTCGGCTTTGGATTATCAATAAAATCATCCTTCAAAAAACAATCGGCAGGGTTCGCCGTATACAGTTCTTTATATGGAGGTTTATAATTTTCAGTGTTCTCGCACTTAGTCATCATAGGATCTATTTTTCCAGTTAACCCACCTACTGTAAGACGCTTACTACCTTTCAATACCGCTATCTGGCTAAACTCAATTTCTTCAGCCTGATCTAAAGCAAACACGCAAGATTCAAAACTATTAAACTTATTGATATCTTCCGTGTTATCCAGACCGCCATAATAGTATTTCACGGCAGCTCCAGTAGTGCGATCCGGTATAATAATCTCCTTATTGAGCTCCTTGATTTCATAAAACTCAGCTGGAATTGTTTTTTTCCACGTTTCCAGTGTTGTTTTAGTAAAATCTGTAGCTCTTAAACGTCCCATAAACCCTATCGGTAAAGGATATTTACTTGGCTTAAGCTGCATTATCTCAATTAGCTTTAAAGCCCATGCGTACATATAGACGCAAAGGAAGAAACTCTTCCCTCCACCCTTCGCACCTCCAAACAATACTTCAAGATCGTCTGGCGACATAAGTAAATCCCATGCCTCAACTTGCTTTGGTGTTCGTTTTATTCTTATTTCTTGTTTATCCAATTTTTACTCCAGGAATAACGCTGTTGTTATCAATAAACATAGCTCCATCTGCTCTGGCGATCTGCATCTCTTCGTGTTTGTACTCTGTAGTAATAACTGCACTTCCGATTATTACAATATCTCCAACCTTAATACTTGGTGGAATAAGTTTTCCATCAATAAATAATCCAGGTCCAATCGCTAAAACTTTATATGGCGATGGAGTTGGTGCGGCATCTTTCTCCGCTTTCTGCTTTTTAACGTAAGAATCTGGTAAAGCTAACTTTTTACCACCAGCATCTTCTTCTTTATAGTCCAAAATCTCTTCAACTATCATCCAATTCTCTAACGGCACTAAATTATCTTTAATCAATTTCATTCCCTCCTCTAGGGTTACTAGGCACATTTTGCCCACTTTTAAAGTATTGTATCATTATCGGCACATTTTGCCTAGTCTTTTTTCTTTATTACTAATTTATCTAGCTTATCTAGTTCTTTTTTTGGGATTTTGTTCTCAAATTTTTCTACTGGATCACTTCTTTTGTTACCACTATTGAACATGGGATTGTCTTCATTTGTTATCATAATTGAATCCTCTGTAACATATTATTAAGCTCACGCTCAAGAACCAGCATTCTACTATTTTTTTGATAGAAGCTAAAAGCAATTTCTGACATGCATGGTTCAACACTATCCTTATCTGTCTCAGATATTTCTTGCGTATCCATAATAGGAATAATTGCTTGTCTAAGATTTTCTACTAATTCCTCTACTCTACTTATTGAAGATGCTAGACAAGAATCCTCAATTGTAATTGGACCTTCTCTTAATGTGTTTACTGGTTGCGAACAACCTGTCATTCCTGCGCTCATACTTTTCTCCTTTTTATTAGTTTAGATACACTCTGTATACCCATATTAAATTTCCTCCTATTTCTATAATAACAACCTCCGACGGTACGGTAATATAAATCATAAAAAAAGCTCCTTATTGGCTCTAGGGTTTTACCGCAACCCAAACATTGCCCTAATTCATTACGCCTAAAAAAATCACATCTATCACAATCTTTCATTCCATCCTCCTTTAAATTGGGGTGTTGGGGAGACTCGAACTCCATTAATAGGGTCACAACCTATCGGCTTAACCATTAGCCTACCAACACTTCATTAAAGCTCCTACGAGGACTCGAACCCCGAACGCTGGCTTACAAAGCCAGTGCTTGACCAGTTAAGCTATAGAAGCACATTCTTTTATGGCAGAGGAGATAGGATTTGAACCTATGATCTCGGGATCAAAGCCCGATGCCTTAACCTGGCTTGGCTACTCCTCAAAATTATTGCGGCGGTAGGATTTGAACCTACGTCCTAGAGGATATGAACCTCTCGTGTTACCACATCACTACACCGCATCATTATTATATTTCTGTATCAAACTCTACTACATGTCTATTTTCTTTGATAACCCAAATCAGGGTCAAAAGTAAAATCATTTCTAACAGTAATGAACCCTGCATTAACCATCTCCGCACTCACACTAGGTCTACCAATTTCAGCATAAAGCATGTCAGCCCACTTATTACATATTGCATTATCTAGTTCACTTTTGCGTTTTTCCTCACGCTTAACCATCTCTTCGGACCATCTCTTCCAGTCGTTTTTAGATAGTTTAGAATATTTCTCTGCAAATTTACCAGCTAAAAAATCAATTTGCCTTTTATATCTATCATTAAGTAATTCCAAAGCTGCTATATGTTTCGTGTCTTTTTTAGCAAAATAGTTTCTTATAAATTTAAACATATTAATCCTTTCTTATAGTTATAGATATTCCAGCTACTGTGGTTTTATGCCAATCACTCATTTCATCACAAAGGTCATAATATGTAGATCCACTCATTTCGATATTTTTAGGATTTCTACCTTCAACTTTCTTGAAGTCAGCCTTTGCTTGATATATTTGCCTAAGTAATGAATCCATTATACCTCCTTTAGGTTTAATATCCATTCTTTTTTAAATACTCCTTGTTTTTTTTCTAGCACATCTACTTCTTCTTTTTTCTTATCGAACCCAGCTATTTCGTAAATATACTTGGTTCTTTTTGGCTTAAGTATTTCTCTTCTGATTCTTTCAGCGAAATCTCTCATAATTTTTCCTTATTCAAATATTAGATAAAACAAATAAACCAGCACTATAAATATAATACATGATAAACATCCTATAAAAAACTCCATGTAAAACCTCCGTAAAATTTTAGATCCGCCCATTAAAAGGACACCCCCCTTTATAATGGACTTTTCCTTAATCCATCCTTCGTACCAACCACCCTCATTTGCCTGCCATCCCTATCAATGAACGATACTATGTCACTCTTTCCAGCTCCAGGACCTTCAAGCCTGTGCATTACACTATCTTCGAACGTTACTTCTTCCAAATTTCTACATTGTTCTATATCCATTATGGTTTACTCCTTAAAAGCTTCAATGACATACGAGACTTCTTTAAATCCCGTACTCTAAAACGCCTACCCTTGATCTCCAACCTTAAAACCCCTACTCTGCTCCTTTTCTTTCTCAGCTTTCTCCTTTTCTTTCTCAGCTTTCTCCTTAGCATGCTGCACTGTCTCCACTAAGAACCCTGACACATTATCTTGACTCATACACCTATCCCTCCTTAAAAAAGCCCCTACAGGACTCCCGGTTATTATTTCAGGTGTCTCCTGTGAAACACCCACCCCCTTCTCTTTCTTTTCTCTACAAAACCTTTGTCTATATATGCGAGTACCCAATATTAACATCCATATTTTACCCCACCCCCTCTCGGATCTATCTTTCTCGGGTATTGGGTGGTGCTACTCAATGACCAGTTGCTTAATAGCAGTCAACATTATGTCTGCCTGTATCTTGTCGCCATATTTTTTGCCCTTGATCTTACCAGCAATCCACTTGCGAGCGTCAATCATAACTCGCTTATCTTCCGCGAGTAGGTTTGGGTCATCCGCAATCTCTAAGATCCGATCAACGTTTGCCTCGGTTTGCTCTTCCCGCGCAACTGTGTATTGTGCCAGAAAGCTCGGGTGCTCTCTCAACCAACGCATTACAGTTGTTATGCAAGGCATTGCAGGGTAGCGACATATAGCCCTGAGAGACATACCGTTGACGATATTACCAAGGATGATATCAGCGATATTGAGGTCAAGCTTAGGCGGTACTTTGTCAGGGATAATCAAAGCGGGGATCTCTGCTTTGGCTTGGATGGTTGCAAAAGCTTGTTTGGCGATGTATTCTGCTTTCTTTCGAAGGCGTTTAGTCTTGCGGGTTTCTGTGTCAACAGCTTTTTGGGGGAGTGTAGCTTGTGGATCTGCTTTTGTTAAGCCCATTTGATATCACCTTTACTTTTAATTAAGTGGTAGCATTTAGCCTTTTGGCATTGTTCGGGGTGCTACCGTTGCCCCGCTACGGATCAAACGAGTAGTTATCGTGTTTTTGCTCGTGTCCGATAATTAGTTACATTACTAAATCGAGTTGAGTCGTCCTACACTCAATAATAATAGTAGTATATCACAAAAAAAAGGCG